TGCTGCTCACCGACGTGCTGACCGCCTCCGGTTCCGCTGGCGAGCTGGGCACCCTGGCGCGCAGCCTGGACGCCATCGCCGACCAGGCATCGCCCGTCACCGTCGTGGTGCGCGTGGAAGAAGGCGCCACCGAGGCCGATACCACTAGCAACATCATCGGGGGCGTGAGTGCATCCGGCGAGTACCAGGGCATGAAGGCCCTGCTGGCTGCTGAGGCCCAGCTCGGCGTCAAACCGCGCATCCTTGGCGTGCCGGGGCTGGATTCGCTGCCGGTCACCACCGAACTGATCTCCATCGCCGAGAAGCTGCGCGGCTTCGCCTACGCCAATGCCTACGGCTGCGAGACCGTCAGCGATGCCATCGCCTACCGCGCCGGCTTCGGTGCCCGCGAGCTGATGCTCATCTGGCCGGACTTCGTCTCCTGGGACACCACCGCGAACGCCAACGCCCCGGCCAGCGCCATCGCGCGCGCCCTCGGCCTGCGCGCCAAGCTGGACGAGCAGGTCGGCTGGCACAAGACGCTGTCCAACGTGCCGGTCAACGGCGTGTCGGGCCTGAGCCAGGAC